CTCTGCGAAGAACTACCTCACAGCCGCTCCGTCCCGCTCCTGATGGGGTGATTTGACAACATGCCGCTCGTCGTAGCGGCATGAAACTTTTCATCGACATCTCGACCCGGCGTTTCGTCAAGAGCGCGGCATCATCCGCCGTGCTGCCGACGCTGGTCTTGAAGCGCCGCGACATCATGCCGGTCGAAGTTGTATTCGTGCAGCGCGGAGCCGCCGTCGCCACGCCTTCAGGAACAAGCATCCGCGTCGCGCTGAAGAGCAAATTCTCCGACGCCAATTTTCTTGCCGTTGCCGACAGCGGCACGCTCGATCTCTACACCACCGCCGTGGAAGACCTCTTTCCCGGCAGCACTGCCAGCGCGGACGCTCTTCTGGAAGTCCGCTACGCACGCACGGGCGAGGCCACGCGAACAGCCACGCTCCAAATCGAAATCCAAAACAGCGTCATTCTCGGCACCGAAGGCACACCGGCGACCATACCAGACGGTAAGGCCACTCAGGCAGAAGCCACGACCGGCACCGACAACACAAAGTGGATGACGCCGCTGCGGACCGCGCAAGCCATCGCAGTGCTTGCGCCACCGCCGACCTGGGCAAGCGTTCTCAACAAGCCTGCCACTTTTCCGGCGACTGCCCACACGCACCTTAAGAGCGAGATCACCGGCCTCGATGCCGACCTCGCCACTCTTGCAACCGCCGACACCTCGCTCAGCCAGCGAATCGATTTCCTCGCCGCGAATCTGGACCCTGCCGCGCTCGACTCTATCGCCGAAGCCGCCGCCAGCATCGGCAGCTTGCAGACCCAGATTAACGGCAAGGCTGCAAGCGTCCACACCCACACCATTGCGGACACGACTGGCCTCCAAACCGCGCTTGCAGGCAAGCAGCCTCTCGGTAGCTACGCAACCGCCGCGCAAGGTGCCAAGGCCGACACCGCGTCTCAGCCGGGCCACAAGCACAGCGCAAATGACGTAACTACCACAGCCCTCATAGCTCGCAATTTTTGGGAAGGTGAAACGGCAGTTTTTTACCGCGAGCCATTTGTAATACACAACGGACAACCGTTTTTTCGAGCAGAGCCAGACTTTACACTTTGGTATGACTCCGGCACGGCGTGCTGGAATATCAGCAACGGCCAACCATTCACGCAGAACGTCGTGCAATCGAGCGACGAAGCTAATGGTCTCATGCCGCACCTCGTTCCGTGGGGGTTCGATCTAGACCTTTGCAATGTAGGTGAGCTGACGGATGACCTGCGCGCGACCTTTGCCACGGTCAACCACCAGCACCCAGCAAATACAATTACAGGGCTATCAACTTTTGTTGCAGACAATGCCCCCGGCCTTTCGATCACCACGACCACTCACATTGCGAACGGCCTCACCGACACCTACTCCGTGAGCGGCCTCTCTAGCGCCAACCCATCGCATGTCCTTGTCTCGCTGAACGGCGTTACGCAGTCACCCGGCACCGACTACATGGTGAATTTGGCAACGGGGAAAATCATCTTCGACGACTATCCAGCAAACGGACAACAGATCGTCTTCACCGCCCTCGGCCTCCGCAGCGTGCAGCGTCCACTCGATCCGACTCTCTACCTCTACGCCTTCGACATCTCGGCGAACGGCCTCACCACCTACAGCGGCCGACTGCTCAATGCCAACCGACCTGCCGCGCCAGCACTGCCAGAGACCGCGAGCACTTGGACGATTAAACGCAGCACGCTCAACGCCGCCGGGCGAGTGCTTTCAACCGCCTCGGCCGTCGGCTCGTGGACTAACCGGGAGACTCTCGCATACCAATGACAACGATTACCGAGAGCAACCTCAGCCAGCAACTCGATCTCTCGAGCTTCGACCTAACCCTGCCAGGCATCGTCGTCGAATACCCAACACGCTCCGCCTTCCCGAGCGTCGGAAAAGCCGACCGACTCTACATGGCAATGGACGAAGGCATGCCCTACCGCTGGTCGCCCTCCGCGAGCGCCTACGCCCTGATGATCCCGGTCATCGATGCCGGCAATTTTTGACACTCACCCCACCACGAACAGCCAAAACCAAAACCACCAACACCACCTAATTAGTCATGCCTAATCCTATCATTCGCATCAAGCGCGGTTCCGGTTCTCCGGTGTCGCTTCAAGTCGGGGAAGTCGCCTTCGACTCCACAAATAAGTCATTTTTCATCGGCACAGCCGAAGGCGTTCTCCCGATCGCGGGCGAGCACATCTTCGCAAAGAAGACCTTCGTTAGCGATGCAGTAGCAGCCGAGGCTTCGCTTCGCTCCGCAGCGGATTCCACCCTCACGACAAACCTCAATAACGAGACCAGCCGCGCCACCGCCGCTGAAGGCGTCATCGCAGCCAACCTCGCTCAAGAGATCATCGACCGCGCCGCCGCGATCAGCTCAGAAGCTTCCGCTCGTAGCTCGGCAGACACGACCCTTGACGGCAAGATCACGACTGAAAAAGGCCGCATCGATGCGATCCTATCTGCTTCCCAGGCCGACAAAGACAGCTTCGCCGAGATCGTCAGCTTGATCAACAGCGTGGATGCCACGAACGACACAGCCTTCGCCGGTTATGTGACCAGCAACAACGCCGCGCTCGCAGCCGAAGTCACGAACCGCACCAGTGCCGACACCGCCCTCGGTGGCCGCATCGACACCGTCGAGTCCGCCGCGACAGCCCTTGCCACCCGAGTCACCGCAGCCGAGGCCGACATCAACACCGAAGAGTCTGCCCGCGCAGCCGCCGACACGACCCTTCAGTCGAACATCACCGCCGAAGCGAGCGCCCGCTCCAGCGCTGACACGACTCTGCAATCGAACATCACCGCTGAAGCCACCACCCGCGCTTCTGCCGACACCAGCTTGCAGACCAACATCACAAGCGAGGCAACAGCCCGCGCCAGTGCAGACGACGCGCTCGACGCTCGTTTGGATAGCCTCGAGGCCAGTATCGACGGCGGCACCTACTAAGCACCGCAACCACTCCCCGGCGGGGCGCTCCATAGCGCCTCGCCAAGCGGGGGAGTTTAAAATTTCCGCTGAATAAAAAAGGCCCATGCCAAATCCAACCATTATCCCGAAAAAGTCGGTCCAAGCCTCAGCCATACCGACCACCGCGCAGCTCGCCCTCGGCGAAATCTGCGTGAACCACGCCGACCGCCGCATCTACAGCCGCAACCCGTCCACCGGTGAAGTCTATAAACTCGCAGGCACCAAAGACGCACCCGATCGCGTCTGGGCCTTCGACATCTCTGCCGACGGCACCACTACTTACCTAGGCTTCCTCCTCTACTCGGAATTCCCTAACTCCGGCTCGGTGTATGACAGCGCGAACTGGGAAATCTCCCGCACCATTTTTAACACCGCAGGAACAACCTCATCCGAAGCCAGCGCCACCGGCGCGTGGTCTTCCAAAGAAACCCTTTCATACAGCTAAAAAATGATCGCAAACGCACTACCTCGCCCGCTCACAGCAGGCTCAGTTGACAACGCCATCCTCCGCGCCGACGGCACGGACGGCACAATCCTGCAATCTTCAAACCTTGTAATTGAGGATGTAGTTGATTCTTTTGCATTTACTTGCAATGGAGATACTGATATTTTTACTGCCGTTGGTCATAATTTTTCAACAAACCAACGAGTTATGTTTAGTGGTTTAGGCGGTAATTACACGCCATTAAATACCACAACAATATATTTTGTAAGAAACATTTCTGGTAATACATTTCAACTATCTACCACAAGTGGAGGTTCTGCAATTAACATAGGGGCAGGCGCTTCAAATGGAAATATATTTGCAATACAACCAAATGTAACATTAACCCCGTCTGGAAATGCCAGTGCTTATGCTTTGGTGTTAAATCCTAAAGGTGCTTCCACTTTAATTATTGGAAATAAACCTGATGGAACTGCTACTGGGGGTGGGCAAAGAGGAGGAGCCAGCTTCGATTTTAGCTCATCAAGGGCTAATGCAAACCAAATTGCGTCTGGTTTTGCTGCATTCCTAATGGGGAATGAATGCACTGCAAGCGCAAATTTCTCTTTAGCATTTGGATACAGGGCTAACGCAACCGGAGCGCAATCAATCGCTGGCGCATGGGACAATACCGCTTCAGGATCGGGGTCACTGGCTTTTGGCGGCACAGCAAACATATCAAATGCAACATATGCTGCTGTAGTAAATGGTCAAAACAATCGAGCGCAAGCGCAGTCAACTATAGGTTTTGGAGAAAACTCAAACGCCGACAGGCGATCTATGCTTGCTCACGCAGGCGGGCAATTTTCGACTTTTGGCGATGCCCAACGCTCTCGTTTCGTTATGCGTAACAAGACGACAACGAACTCTGCAGTCGAACTATTTTTGGACGGCAGCAGCACTCGCCTCACTATTCCATCCGGAAAGGTTCTGGCTCTGACAATCAACATCTGTGGCATTAGCAGCACCGGAGGAGCAGTCGCGCACTACATGCGGCAGTATGCTCTAAAGAATGTCTCTGGCACTACCAGCGAAGTTTACGCCCCAATCACCATAGGAACCGACAACGCCTCTGGAACATCCATTGCGCTCTCTGCAAGCGATGCGTCAGACGCACTCGTAGTCAGCGTAACCGGAACAGCCTCCACAATCTGGCGTTGGGTCGCTTCAGTAGATGCCGTCGAAATTGCATACGGAATTTAACCAACCACACACATGAGAACATACGGACTTATATTCGCAGACGGACGCCAAGAACTCGCCAGCATCGTGCTGGACGAAAACGACGAGCCACGCATCGAAACCATCCGCCCATACCCCTGCCCGGAAGATTGGGTCGATCCGCAGATCGTGCCACTCATCAAAATCGACCAACCCGAAAGCGGCGACTGGGAACCGAACCTTGTCTGGTTTGCCGACCGCGTCGAGCGCCAGTGGATTCCAGCCAACTAACCAAACACGACTAATATGCCAAACGAACTTAACATCGCCCTCGCCACCACCGGCCTCACCGTCACCGCTCAACGCT